CTATGAAGACTACCGAACCTTCGAGAATTGCATTACTATGTTTATGCAGTATATTCAAGAATTCAAAGAAGATGAAGGATTCTTAGAAGTCTTAGAAACAGAAAGCATCTTCTCCCTTCCTATGGTCTTGGAAGATGACTTAGAAAAAGACCTCTTCGGACATCTTCCCCCCGTTATTTTCACTGGCAAACTCGACCTTAAGGCTAAACTCAACTACAATGACTGGCTTGTGGAATTCAAGACCACAGGAAGATTCCTTCCATCTGCAGTAGCAGAACTCAACAGATCCCCTCAGGTAATGGGGTATTCCTATGCTGGCCCAAGAGTACTGTCCTTCAGACCAGAAGGTAACCTTGTCTCATTTGCTTACATAACTGCAAGGAAGAACAAAGATGGCATCTACGGGACTCCTACTATTAAGTTCCAGAGAGTACCTCAGATATTCACAGAAGGAGACCTCAAACAATGGCGGATGTCTTTTCTGGACATCTGTGCAAGGATATTCAAGTGCTCAATACAGGATTACTACCCCATGAATCTTGATTCTTGCTACGCCTATGGCTCCTGTGCTTATGCAAGATTATGCGAACAGAACAGAGATGTAGAGGATACCAACACTGATGGCTATGCTATAAGACCCTGGGATGTTGAACAGACAGCAGTAGAAGAGGATTAATAAGACAAAACGTCAAAATTTGACATTTCTGTAAATAAACACAAAAGGAGGCATAAAGATGCCAAGTGCTAAAGATGTAACAGCAGAAACAGAGTTCCTAAAAGCTCTTGTTATAGGTTCCCCAGGGACAGGCAAGAGTGTTTTCGCAAGTACCTTTCCTACCCCAGGCTTTGTGTTCGATTTCTCCTCTGGGATTCTCATCTATAGAGGAAAAGATTTTGACTATGAACAATATACTATTAACCCCCAAGGCTGGATAAAGTTTGAGAAAGACTTCAAAGAGGTAGAGGCTAAGGTCAAAGAAGGGAAGTATGTAACAGTAGTCTTAGATGACATAACTGCTATGACTGACCTTGCTATGGAGCGTGCCTTGCAACTTGACCCCAAACGCTCCCCTTCAGGGGGGCCTATCTGGAACATCCACTATATGATGCTAAGGAATTTGATGGAAGGCTACTTAAGAAGATTCATCAATCTTTCTGCAAATCTTGTTATCATAGCTCATATGGATGTCACAAAGGATGATGAGACAGGCGCAATCTTAGAAGTAAAACCCCTGATGACTGGACAACTTGCACTCAGGGCCCCAGGCTACTTTGACGAGGTATATTATACCTTAACTCGAAAGGAGGGAGATAAGGTCAAGTGGCTTATACAAACCGTGCCGATAGGCTTAAAGAACGCCAGGAGTAGACTTTCAGGAGTAGAGGGTAAACTCCCTTACTTCCTTGAAAACGACTACAGCAAAGTAATGGCACATATCACAGCAAAGGTAAATATAAAAGCAAAAACAAAAACAAAAAACTAAAAAGGAGAATCAAACTATGGCTACAAAAGGACAAGCAGCAAAAACAGCTCCAGTAGTAGAAGAATCCATTATGGAAGAAGGATTTACAGATGAAGAAACAGGATTAGACTTAAACATCGAATCTGATTTTGATGTAGACGCAGAGTTCAAACCTACCCCCCTTATTGTCAGAGGAACCTACCTTGCTTCTATAACCAACGTAAAGTTTGACCCCGATAAACAGGCTATAAACTTTCAGTTCACCCTTCAGGACAATGGTGGGGTAATGTCTGACGGAACTACTCCTGTAGATGGCTCTACGGTCTTTGCCTCTGTATGGCTCCCGAAGCCAGGAGATGAAGATGAGATGACCAAGGACGGAAGGATGAACAAAAGACAGGCTAAGATTAATATGCTCAAACAGTTCGCTGATGGTCTTGGCATTAACATGAATTCAGCCAAGGCTATCATTGAAGGTATCCAGAATGCTGAGTGGATTGGTCTCTCATGCAGGCTTAATATTACTACTTCTGAGTATGAAGGAAGAGTAAGGAATGATGTAAAGAAGGCAGTTAAGGCGTAAGATTAATTTATATCTGGCACGGGGTGGCAGAATGGTATTGCAATAGCTCTAAGGTTACACATCTTGGGCGGAGCTTAAACCACTGAAACAAGATGTCCATTGCAGGGTTCAAATCCCTGCCCCTGTGCCATTTTAAAAGGAGCCCACAAAATGCAATTTGAGCAACTATTCACAGACTTTATGTCTCTTACAGAAGCTGAACAGGAACAATTCTTTACTCAGTATAAACTGAGAAGAAATATAGACCTGGATAAAATACCTGAAAGGACTTCCAAGAAGTCTTTGAAAGAAACACTCCAGTTCACAGAAGAAGAGCTTGCTCTTATGAAAACCTTAGGCTTGAAACCTAAGGACTTGAAAGCCTTAAAAGCTGTAGAAATAGAAAATGACTTAGAAGAAGAGGAGGACTTACTGGATGGAGATAATTAAGGATACTACAGTTTTTAAAGTTGTCCCTACTACAGTAAAGGTAAAAGACGAGCTCCCAAGGGTTAGAAAGGATATGGGAGAGATTAAAAGGCTTCTTGAGTCTATGGAAAGATTCGGGCAGATACAGCCTATAGTAGTAAATAGGAACATGGAGCTCATAGCAGGAGGGAGACGCCTTGCTGCTTGTATCCTTGGTCAAAGAGAAGCCTTGGTATGCTTCAACGATGCCATAGAGCCTGTTCTTATGCGTGAGCTTGAACTGGAAGAGAACCTTCAGAGAAAAGACTTAACCCCCGCAGAGGAGTGCTTAGCAATGGAAGAGATTCATCTTCTCAAGCAATCTATTCACGGGAAATCCATATCTGGGAAAGAAGGTGGCTGGACACTTGACCAGACTGCAGAGCTTGTAGGTAAAACAAGAGGGAATGTTATAGAGGCTCTGCAGATAGCAGAAGCCTTGAAAGAATTCCCTTCTTTGAAAGACCTAAAGACTAAGAGTGATATCAAGAGAGCTGTTAAAGGAATAGAAAAGCTTGCTACTAAGGTGTTAATGACTTCTCAGCATGAAAAAGAGCTGGAAGAGAAGAAGGAACAAGTCATTATTGCTTGTGAAGATGCAATCCAGCATATGAAAACTATTCCTAATGAGTCTGTGGACATACTCCTAACTGATCCCCCCTATGGCTTAAACATCCATGACATCACTATAGGCTTAGGAGGTCATACAGGAGCTGACATAACCACAACAGGAATTAAATATGACGACTCTCCTGAGTATGCTCTCAATCTGTTCAAAGAATTAGCTCAGCAAAGCTACCGCTTCTGTACCCCTACTTCTCACGCTTGTGTCTTTCTTGCAATCTCTAATTTTAAGACTGTAAGAGAGTTCTTTCTTGCCGAAGGCTGGGTATGCTCCGAAAGGCCTGTCATATGGATTAAAGCTGCATCTGGTCAGAACAACAATCCTAAGGCTTGGTTCTCAGCAGCCTATGAAGCTCTCCTCTTTGCAAGACGCCCCGACTCAAGGCTTGTGGTAGAAGGTAAACCTGATTGGATTCAATGTGATAATATGAATCCTTCAGATAGAGTTCACCAAGCAGAAAAGCCTGTTCCCTTGCTTAGGGAGCTACTGCTCCGAACCTGCCTCCCTTCTCAGACCCTCTATGACCCCTTCTGTGGTTCAGGCTCATCCCTCGTAGCCGCACTGGATATGAAGATGAAAGCTATAGGATGTGATAACTCTCCAGAATGCTATGCTATAGCACTGGATAGAGTAAAAGGCTGGTATCAAATAAATAAATAAAGGGAGACCAAAAATGGTTAGTGGAAATAAACAAGGAATCAATATTAATATAAATGACTTAAGAAAACTTGCCTGTCCTAAGTGCAAAGAGGGCTTTACCTTCATGCAAGTCTTTGATGTTCGAGCAATCCCAGCATTGATATCCCCAGCAGGTCAGGCGGGGGCTATGTTTAATCAATTAGGATTTGCCTGTATGCAATGTGGGGAAGTATATACAAACCAGCAACTTGCAGATATTGCAGTCAAGGCCTTGGACACTCCTAACTCTCCCTTAACACTACCTACAAGTGGAAAGGTAACGGAGGAGAACTAATGATATGCAATACCAGTGGTCCGAATGATGCAAAGATTATGTTAGTTGGAGAAGCTCCTGGGAAGGATGAAGAGCTCACAGGTAGACCTTTCGCGGGATATGCAGGGAGAACCTTAGATTGGTTACTCTCCCAGAGTGGTATAAACAGAGCAGAGTGCTTAATAACAAACGTCTTTAGAGAACGCCCTCCTGGAAACAAGATCTCCTACTTCTTCGAAGACTCTAAATGCACTATCCCTAAGTTTGATAAGATGAAGTGGATAGAAAAACTCTATGATGAGATAAAACAATACAAGCCCAACATCATTATATGCCTCGGAGCTACTCCCTTATGGGCTCTGACAAGGGAGAAAGGAATTGCTAAGTTAAGAGGCTACATCATGGAATCCCCTATTATAAAGGGGCAGAAGGTGATTGCTACTTATCACCCTCAAGCAGTCAACTATGAATGGAAGCTTTTCTATCCTACAATCCTTGATTTGAAAAAGGCTAAAGGACATTCTGAGTATCCTTATATCCCAGAGGATACAAGGGAGCTACATTATGATAATATAAAGCCTGAGCAATTCATAGAGTACTGTAAGGAAATCCTTTCCAAAGGACACTGGGTAAGAATATGTTCTGATATAGAAACCACTGTCCCTACAGGACACATCAAGACTCTTGGCTTTGCTCATTCAGAAGACTTTGCTATGAGCATAAGAATCCTATCCGGTCATAATCCTCTATGGACTCACACTGAGGAGAAAGAACTATGGTACTGGGTAGGTAAAGTCCTGCAAGAAAAAGATATGGTCTTCCAGAATGGCTCCTTCGATGCTCTTGTCTTTGCCAAGAATCATGGCTTGCTTACCAGAAGGATAGCCTTCGATACACTCTTAGCATCCCATGTATGCTTCCCTGAGATGCCTCGAGACTTAGGCTTCCTGGGCTCCATCTGCTTGGATGTAAGACCTTGGAAGCATCTATCCAATGAAAACA